TCCAGCCATAATTGACCAAATGCTTTTTGTTAAAATTCTTACCGAGTGCTGCATGTTTTTCGTTTAATATGTCAACGAGTTCTGATTGTAGACATTCTTGGTTGACCTGAATTTCCTCGGCTTTCATATAACGCTTGTTATGATTATCAACACCTAGGACTGCAATAAAAACAGACCATTTATGCCGTAACGTTGATAATCGCGTAGTTGTTAATAAGGAAGGGTCTGATATTTTGTGTGTACGCAAATCAACCATCCTGCAACCTTCGCTACCAGTCACAAAACCAACTGCTGAGTTTTTTAGGGCTAGTTTTGCTTCGAGGTACACATTCTTTTTGGGATTGTATTTTTTTGTCCTTTTCATTAACAGTCAACCTCTATGGCAGTAATTGATAACGTAACGAGACAATCCCATTCACCACCACAATCATGAACATAATTTCTAAACTGGTCTATCGCTTGATAAATCACACATGCGGCACATGTTTCCAATTGAAACACTTGTCCGTCATGGGCTAATGCGCTACATACAAATTCAGTTGTCATAATGTTCGCCTTCATTTCCATTGGTACCGATCACATCAATACGGTCTTCAGTAGGCCAACTTTTTAGGCTAGATAAGGTCTCTACTTCAAATTGACCTTTTGTTTTAATCCATATACCGCCCTCATCATCCACCACAGCGTTACTATTAACCCACCTACTCAATTGCATAGCTGATATGTTCAACTCTTTGGAGGCTGCGTACATACTCTTGTATACGCCCAGTAATTCTTTAATTGGTTTAACTAACATACGTTTATTCTCCTAATTTATGTAAAAGTGGATAAACAACCTGCAAGTCCACCTCATTTATTAATGATGTCACACTTGAGTCTGTGATTACGTCTAACCCATCATTACCGTTATCGTAAATTAACCAGTAATACCCTAAGCTTTTTTTATCAGCATCATGAAAAAAGATGTAATCATCTCCTGTAGTATCCAATGCCTCAAATATTTCATTGATGTCTGTCGAATGAAAAAGGGTATCTTCTTCTCCATCGTTCACGCTAACAGAAAAACCCTTATCTAACACATAAGATAAGATTCCTAGAACTATCTTTCTTTCGTTTAATAACATAATTTTATCCTTTCAATTAAAAGCCCCCGAAGGGGCTAGGTTTTTATTCCCAGTTGTGGTCATTGTTTTCGTTGATGTCATTCTCAACTTCCATTTGGCAATCTGAGCAATACAGTTCTTCACCCTCATCAAATGGTGCGAAAAGCGTTTTCACTTCGCATTTACAGTTATCGCATTTTTTAACAGGCGTTACCATTTCAGCCAATTTTTTCAGATGGAAAACACATTGTTCTGCATGATCTGATTCGCTGTGACTTAAAAGATTAATTGCCATGTTAAGGGCAACTACTTGACTTTGAGTTACTGTTTTCATTTTCATATTCCTTTGGTAAGTTGTTTTGCTGACTCCATATTTAATATATTACATACGAATTTGCATGTAAACACTTATTTGATATGAAAATTATCGGTTAGAATATTAATGAGGCAGTTGTAATAATTTGGTTGGAGCGTATATTTATGAAGTCAAATCCGACATAACTAACAAGAGATATACAATTAATGTTTAAATACAAGAAGCTTGACCCCTTAGCTATTACTCCAACATCAGGGTCGAGTTTGGCTGCAGGTTTAGATTTGCACACGTTAGATAGTGTGAATATCCCACCTAAAATGAGAGCATTATTGCGTACAGGTTTGGCATTTGCGCTACCTGAAAAAACAGTTGGTCTTATCTGGCCAAGAAGTAAACTTGCTAACAAATTTGGATTGAGTGTATTAGGCGGTGTTATTGATTGTGATTATAGAGGCGAAGTTATGATCTCATTGCTTAATACAGGCGACGATATAATTGAACTACGATCTGGAGACAAAGTTGCTCAGATGATAGTCCAAGAACACATTGAATATGAAATGTATGAAACGGATGACCTCGGAAATACCGACCGAGGTACTAATGGAATTAACGATAGTGAAATGCGATTAAGGTAATTAAAATGTCACAGAGCGTATATTTAAAAAGAGGCACAAGCGAAAAAGTAAAAGTGATGACGACTTATAGAACCAACATAGGTCATATTGTTTTCTACGAAAATGATAAAGGTCTTGGTAGTAAGATGGGAGCGGCCAAGTTTAAAAAAACATACACATGGCTCTCAGGTGATCGCATTAAGATTTAAAAATAAGCTGGGTTAATACCCCAGCTCGCATTCTTTATCAATCTTTCTGTTTTCTATTTCGCGTGAGGCTTTCATACGTCGATTTAAACGTTGCTCACTTAACTCTTTAGCATTATCCAATGACAGCTTACGATTGTTACATAACCGTCTAGCTACTTCTTGCACTGTTAATTCGACCATTTAATAACTCATTAACTCGGATCTATGTACGAAGTTTACAAGCCCAGTACCTATTAGTCTAGGCGCGAAAATCAAGAATACACTACCTTTATTATTACCACCTTTGGCTTTACCATTTTCTAAGAAAGCGATTCTGCCACAGCAAACAAAACGAATTTCACTGGCATATTTTCTCGCACGTTCAAACCACATCACCGAAGGGTCTGCCATAACCAACATAACAGTGCCCACACCATTAGCTTGGGCAGTAATGGCCTTCTCAACCCAAGGTTTAATGTTTGAGTAGGGAGGGTTACACCATACAAACGGACTAATAATATCCATTTGACTAAGCGCATCGGCCCAATCCATTTGCAATGAGTTGGGAGTGTCCTTTTCAGTCCAATAAATAGGGTGCTTGTGGTTAACATCACTTGCAGCCATATCTGCGCAAAAATTAAACTCTTTATCAAGAGTATTGTAAATTTCTAAGGGGGTAGCCCATGAGTCATTTGACATTTTAATCCTTCCTGTATGCCGCTGGCATAAACTTTTTAGCTATTTTAATATCAGCATGGAGATTACCAGTTGGTGTATAACCATGCCGCTTAATGAGGTCTTGTAATGCTGGACTACTGTTCATTTTTACGACACAAATGTTTATGATTTTCATACAACTCTTCGTAAAAATCAGCTTTAGCTATATCTTGTACAAGCGCACCTTTATTACCAGCACGTAATCTATACTTGATAATATTGCCAAGACAAAAGCCAAACCATTGATCATCAGTCATCGCACTGGCAATAACAGTTATAGATTCAAAGTCACCAAGCAGTTTGTAATGAGAAGGGTTTCTAACAGGATCACTTCTAATAATCATTGATTCATGCGTCATGTTTGTTCTCTTTTGTTATTACGGTATATAAAAGTATCACTATTTTTATGCTTTAGTGATCTGACCAGTTAGAGATTGAAGCAGGTCTTTTTGAGTTGCGTCTTTGTTAGACAACACTTCCATCACCCTTTCATCAATACAACCTTCAGCGACTATGTGGACAACTCTTACAGGTTTAGTTTGTCCTTGCCTATGTAATCGCCCGTTAAACTGTTGATATAACTCCAGTGACCAATTAAGGCCGAACCAAACGATCATAGACCCACCTTTTTGTAAATTTAGCCCGTGACCAGCCGAAGCAGGATGAGCAAACATAAGTTTAATATCACCTTTATTCCAACTGTCGATTGTGCTTTGCTCTTTATCAAGCACCACACCATCAGGGAAAGCTTTTTGCAATCGAATTAGGTCAGTCTTGAAGTTGTAAGCAACAAGAATATTTTCACCCTCGTTTTCTTCAATTAGTTCACCCAAAGTTTTAAGCTTTACGTCATGTAATGTTATCCAGTTTTTAAACTCATCAGTATACGTTGCGCCATTACACCATTGTAATAACTTGTTGGCCAAAACAGCAGCACTCTGTGCTTCCAATTCCTCACCTTGGATGTACGATATAAGTTCTTTCTGAAATTCAAAGTACTCTGCCATAATTTTAGGAGGTAACCTTACAGGTAGAACACTGTCAATTCGGTCAGGAACTTCAAGGTAATCTGCCGCAGACATGGACAAAGTAAACGGTCTAATTAGGTCGTGTATTTTCTCTGACGATCCAGATTTAGGTTCAAACTTATACCCCATAAAATCAGACTCGAAAAACCGCTTCTTGTAGGCAGTCATCGTGCGACCTAATGCAATACCAAAGTCGATCAAGAAAACTTGACTCCACAGATCTAACAGGCCATTTGGAGAAGGTGTACCTGTCAACGCGATCATGTATTCAGTAGAAGGTAGTATTTTCTTAATAGATTTGAATCGTTGAGAACCATTGTTTTTAAAACTACTGGACTCATCCACTACAACACAATCGAATGGCCAACCTTTACCGTAATAATCCACTAACCATTTAATGTTCTCACGGTTAATACTCACAATGTCACAAGTTGTACTAAGTGCGCTTATACGGTTCTTCTCGCTCCCTGTTGCAATGTTAACCTTCAGATGCGACAAATGTGACCACTCGTTCACCTCGGTAGGCCAAACGCTGTTAGCGACACGTAGAGGTGATATTACCAATACCTTGTTGATTGAAAAACTATCAATTAAATCGGTAATAGCTGTTAACGTAGTGACTGTTTTACCAAGCCCCATATCCAGCAACATGAATACTCGTTTCTTATCAAGTATGAAGTCAACACCTCGACGTTGATACTCATGCAAGTCTTCACGACATAACATCAATAAAATCCTCCAAGTTGTCGATAATGTGAACTATAGCTCCATAGGATTCCATTTTTTGGATGGTATGTAGCTGGTACTTTGTCGCGTGTTTACCCTGTGCTTTAAACTCAACGTATACCGTCAAACCATTCTTGATGTAAAGCCTGTCTGGTACACCTCGTTGCTGTGGACTTGAAAACTTGAAACCTAACCATCCATTATTTTTTGCCCATTTACTACAATTCATTTCTATTGTTGACTCACGCATAACCAACTCCTTTTAACAAATCTTCAGATATCTGAATATACTTTTTGTAGTTTATATCAATTGGGAAATCATCAGGAAAAGTCATAATTGGTTTACCACCGTTAGACTTGGGTACCCGATTATTATTTTTAACGTAATGAATACATGTCTCATCGCCAACGTCACTGCTGTAGTAAAAACGTACAGCTTTACCCAAATACTCACCGCACCAAACTGCACCACCTGTAACCTTGCGAAGTACCACAAACTGACTGATATCCACACACTGTCTGATGGTCTCGCTGATGGGTATTCCATTAGCTATAAGTTCAGCAACAGCAGTACAGCAAATATTGCAGTCAGGATTCTTAGCTAACCCGCCAGAAGCAAATATGCCTTTGCGCTTAAACTTCCCGTCAGTGGTCACTGCCAAATAGTTGTTAACATCACGACTAGCCAGTGATCGGTAATGGGTTTCTTCCAACTCATATGACGTAGACATCTCCCAGTCAAAACAGATATTGCGTAATAAATCCAGTTGATGTGACTTACACTTAACGACCACACCATCAGTGTTAGCACTGTATACCTGCAAACCAGCATCTTCAAACGCTTCGATTAGCATGAGTAATGCCAACTGACCAGTGACTGTTGTTTGTAGTAATAACTCAGGAGCGTATAGTGATGAATATTTGCTACCCAGCTTACCAAAGCTACCGTTGACACAAATTTTGAGAGTGTCAGCAGTTACTTTATCGCCACCACGTTTTGCCGCGATGCGACGATCAACAATTGACTCGTAAACTTTTAAGAACGGGTCGCCCATTGACTTAGGTGCTAAACCTTGTTGTAAAATGATGTTTGGATAGTAACTGGCAACATCCACTTCAAGTAAATGTTCGTCACTATTTGCTGTAACAAACTGTGCTTTCTCGCAACTGTGTAACCCACCGATACCCATATTGTATTGACCTTGACCAATAGTTATCTTGGCCTTAGCTAACTCAGGTGGCATTTTAAGCGCACCATTTGCACCCAACCTAAAATCTATATTTAACACTTCTTTAAATATATCATTTAGTTGATCACTTTTGAATGTAACGATATTAGGGTCTTGATACTTATATGTCACACCATCCTCAATCTTTGGTGCAAAGTATTTCTTACCTGTCTGTTTATTCAACTCAGACTTAATAATAGTTTCAGCAATCTGTGCATCAGATTTAGAACGAAGATCCAAACCGTATTGCTCAGACATTGATACTCGCAAGTCAACCTGCTTTGAAAGCGACATAAATAAACTATATGTCGTTTTTAAATCATTGATGCAATAGTCGCGCAATAGACCACGTTGATCAGGTGTTATTAACGCGCTAGGCTCAATGGGTAAGTCTTGAATAGTAGGGGCATGTAATCGACCACCGTAAATTTTTAGACTAGCCATACCTTGGGCTACGTCCATTATATCAATGTGGTTCCAACTTGAAGGTATACTTAAATCATGGTCGCGGCAAATCATCCAGCTTGGAGCATGGGTTTGTATAATTTTATCGCACAAAGCTTTTAGACGTGCAACAGGCCAACCAGCTAGTGCAGCGGTAATGATAGGTAAATCGAACCCATTACCGTTAAAACTTAAAGTGGTATATTTATTCATAATACCAAGTAATACACGATGGTTAAGCTTCTTACCATCGTAAATTTCTAAGTGTCGGACGCTACCATCAGCACTGTTTAAAGCAGAAAGGAGAAAGTAATTTTTGTATATTTCGACATCAATTGTTACTACGTTTTTCATCAGGGGTATCCTGTAGAGAAAAAAAAGACCACCCGAAGGTGGCCAAAAGGAGAACTATAACCCTAGTTCATGAAATCGTAATCATCATCGTCACCAAAAGCATCAAAATCATCAGCAGATATTGTGATCCCATCACCAAATGGTTTACCATCTTTAAAAAATTGAACGCCCAATAAATTAGCATTGACACGTTTACCATAGTTGTTGTTTTGGAACCATAACTCAACCATAGCGTTCACATAACAACCTGCGTAAAGTCGATTGTCATCTTCGCTTAAAGAACTTAAATCTCTGTCAAGAATCTTTGGTGGTTTATTGTTAGAAGCTTTGAAACTCATATGGCCAGCATAACCATCATAATCAAAGTCATCACCATCTTTAAAGCATATCTTGTCAGCAGGAATTTTAGCCCCTTTACCATTAACTTTTACACACTCTTTAATCGAACCATTAATAGATGAAATTAAATCAGCTTGAGTTGTTTTATCTAACAAAAACGTGCCTTCAAACTTACCAGTTTCACCTTGGAAACTTGAGCGTTGAAATAAAGAAGGAAAAGACAGACGTACATTATTTAGTTTAATTTTCATTGAATTTCTCATTTAAAAGTTTAGGTGTCTTAATTGACGAGTTAAGTGTAGCTTAACAGTTTTGGTATTAGCAAGCATTAAAATCGCTTTCTTGTAAATTAATTGCTGGGCGCTTGTCTGACTCAATTGCAAGAGTAGGTTTACCAGCAGGTTTGGTTATAAAATTGGTAAGAGCTTTGGATTCAGCTTTACCCATTAGTTTCTCAGCTTGAGTCACAGACAAAAACGATTTTTTGTACAACTCATCATCGCTATACTTTTCAGACAACCATCTTGATACATTATCTTCATCAAGCCACTTGCGTAAACTACGACCTTCAACAATCTTGTAACCTTTAAAGTCATCACCAGAACTTAAACGTTCGGTTACTAACTTCTCAACAGAGTCTAGCCAACCAGTTATTAATTTCTTGTTTGTTAATGCAAGAGCTAATTGATCATCAGTTAACATATCGCTAGGGGTCATGGATGACGGTTCTAAGTCATCAAACATAGCAATGATTGTATCTTCGGTCATGCGCTTAAGTGCTGCG